TCACTATCAAAGGAATTGGTTGTTGTGTCTCCTTGTATCTGCCAACCTGTACCGTCTTTTAAGTCTGTGAACACAAGATAATTAGTGGATATTCTAAAGTATCTATCACTATCATTGAACGCACTAGAATACTCATTAATTACCTCTTGTAAACTCAAGTCGTCTGTTGCTCTTACAACCCCTCCCATTGATAAACCCCTGTCGTCTATCTTTCTATCAACTACCGTGCTACCAGGAAACCTTGCATTGTTTATCTTCTGAATAGAACTTATACTACCTCTGAAGTTCTTTATGTACTCTATACCACACTTCTTGTTGCTTAGATTTTGTGAACCGTATAATATTAGATTTTTCATAGTAAATTGTAATTGGCTAATCTATTTTGTCGTGCAGTAGCCTCATTTACTGCCTCTACAATACTTGCTTTTAAGTTATCCACGCCATACACAGGAGAGTTGAGGTTAATAATTATGTCTCCACCACTTGCCATTTGCTTTGAATCTTTATTGTTATACACATGAGAACCTCTTGGAAGATTGACTAGCTCTGGTCCAGCCTCTCCTACTAGAGTCATTCCACCACCAGATACTCCACCTGTGGCTCTCTTATCAAACCAGGATTTAACAAGCGATACAGGATTGTTTGCAGGTGTATTCTTGTTAAGTTCTTTTATCTTGGTAATCAAACTACTTACCTTTGTTATTACAGAGGAAAGAATATCTGAAATCCCAGCTAGAATGACAGCCCAACCTGTAAGCATTGTAAGAAGAGTATCAAGTGGGCCAAGAGCATCTCCTGTTGCCGCCTTCATAAACCCTGTCCAAGCCTTAGAGGCTTTTTCTATAGAATCTTTAAGTCCTATCTCGTCTCCAGCCATTAAATCCACCCACTTTGCTATCTTCTCTAGAATATCAGATAGTGGACCAGAAAGTTTCACTATAGCCTCATCTTTTAAGTTTACTATCTTGGACTTTAGCACCTCTGCCTTCTCTGAAGCAGTAAGCTGAACATCTCCGTATTCAGCAGCTATCTTTGCACCGTCTGCTATTGCAAAGTTAAGCAAGGCTTGTGTCTTCTCCGCTTCTCCCATCTTCTCCATAGACTTCTTAATCGCATCTGGGATTTTGATACCTAAGTTGTCAAGAATAAGAGGAGAACCCCTACCAATACCTGTTACAATATCATTGAAGGCTTGTGTCATGTCCAGTCCCATTTCCCTACCTCTTAACCTTGCAGTTACCATTAAGCCAGACAACTTATCAACATCAGAAGTTACCCCCAACAGTGCAGCCCTATTGGCAGTCTGCATTAAATCAAAGTCTGATACCATTCCAGCAGACGCTTTTCTAAATGATTCTAGTGCTTTTTCCATGTCTCCAAAGTTTCTTTCAAAACCTAAAGACAAACTCTCTATTTTACCTGCCCTAGAAGCCATTGACATGATTGCAGCAGTTGCACCACCAATCGCAGCAGTAGTAGCAGCAACAGCGACTGCAATCTTATTAAAACCAACCTTCATTTTGCTTGAGATACTATCTGTATTGGTCTGTAGTTTTTTTAGTCCACTAGAGGCTTTATCATCTAATTGGACTTCTATAATTGCTTTCTTAGTTGCCTGTCCTATCATTGTCTTTTATTCTTCATGTTATTTCTTAACTCGGCTCTCGCCATTTCCTTTCCTTGTCTTTCTAAATCAGCCATGCTTACTTCTAACAACACCTTAATCCAGTCCATGTCTTCGTTTAATACTTCACTTGGCAACTTATGATACTTTTGGCATATTCTTTCTATCACAAGTTCAAATGGTATATCACTTTTATCGTACAAAACGGCTTCTCTTATTCTCTCTAGGACTTCTTCTATTTTACCTGAGTAAAAAAATCCGTAACCCCACTCAGTACCCTCTCTTGTACTTTGTCGTAATCTTCCATTTCCAAATTGTCTAGGAACTCACCATTCACCTCAATCTTTCCATCGTCAATCTGTAAGCATAATAACTCAAAGAGCATTGGTATGTTGGCAAGGAAAACAGTCATGTTCTTTGCGTCTTTCTTGTTGTCTAAGTTCATTTGCCCATACACCATACCTTGAATTACTCTGTATTCTTTTCCCTTAAACTTGGTAATAAAGTAGTAGGTGTGTCCCCCTATCTTTACCTCCTCACATTCTCTACCTTTAATTTCCATAATAATCCCTACTTAATTTATGATACAGTTGCTTTCATTAATCCATTTGTTCGGTCTGCATAGTTTGCTGTAAACCCAAATGTCTCTGTTACTATTCCGTCTAAATCAGTACTTCTATTCCAACCCTTAAATAGTACACTCGGAAACTGGATTACCCATGTTTTTGTTCCATTGCTAAGTGTTATCTGGAACGCCTTGGCTGTGTCTGTTAATGCGAAATCTCGGTATGTTGAAGAATCATAGGTTAAGGTTATATCTCCCGTTACATTCATTCTTCCATTTTGAATATCATCTGGCTCGGTTGAACCGTTCACCCAGTCTATACTTAGATTCTTCTCTATGTTTAACTGGAAGTTCTTAACCTTCATTGCTGTTGCCGAAGATAATCCTGCATAGTTAGTAGCATACCCAAAGGTTACATTGTCTGGTGTAAATAGCTTCGCTGTTGTACTATAACTTGGTGTCAATGTTGCTGCTGTTTCTTTCTTGGCTATAAACTCCATTGAAAGATTTACATAGTCATCAGTATTACAAGAAATTGTACAAGTGTTTAACATACCCAACGCATAAGTATTATCTCCTTCAACTGGGTCTGAGGTTGCTATTGTAAAGGAGTTGTGTAAGTTATCATTTAGAATTGTATATGTACCAGCTGTATCAGCCTGTCCAAATATCATTCTGTTAAGAGGTGTTAGAAAACTATCGTACAACTTCATTGTAACCGTACCCTGAGAATATTCTTTAGCAACATTCTCGGTGTTTACACCCTCTATTCTACCCATTCCTGAGTTGTCTGGTATTAATTCAACCTGAGGAATGAACCCCTGTCCTGTGTGTGGATACCACTCGCCTGTACTTGGATCTACCTTAGTACCTCTAGTTGTCTCCACTTTGAAAGCAATCTCTTGTCTTGCTCCTATATGTTCGTTTGCCATTACTTTAAGTTATTTAATTTAATTATTTCTTCCTCAGTTAAGACTTTTCCCACACTTGGTACAAAGGCTTTAACCTCAGATTTATCTGTCTTTTGTTTTGATGTTCTAGTCACGGTTAATTACTTCCTTAAAAATTAATGTTATTGTCCTCTTGTAAAGATTCAAGTTTTCATCAAAGTCGTCCACATAACTGGGACTGTATGTCCAGTCTACACCAAGAGTTGTTAATGTAGACAAGTCAAACAAATCAGTTTTAACATAATCCCATGCTTCCCTTAACCTAAGCATTGCTTCCTCAACTTTTTCTCCTTCGGTTTGTTTATCTATTGTACCATAATTGACACATATACTTACAGATATATTCGTATTGAACTCTAAAGTCCTATTAGTAGCACTATTTCCTTCACCTGAATCATCTAATATAACTACAAAAGGATACCCATCATCTTGAAGCCAGTTAGGATATGTGTAAACCCCCTTAAACTTCGTTGTACCAGTACCATCAGTGGATGTCCACGACATGTTGGTAAAATAAGTTTTAAGATTACTCATTACTGTTGTTATGTTCATTTTGTGTAAGCGTCAAGTAAATATTTTATCCTCTCTGGCATTAAGTCTTTGTTAAGCCTTTCTTCTATCTTAGTAATTTGTTTTTCACCACCCCTCCTATACTTCTCAGTTCCCCTTTGTGCTATCTTTCTAGCTATTAAGTATCCAGTCCCCTTATCCATACCATGTAGCATAGCCCATCTTTCAAGAGGTTCTACTGGAGGAAACCTACCAGGCTTTCTTCCATACTCCAAAACAATATCGCCATAACTATTACTTCTAATTTCTACCTTGTTGTCTGTTGCTACTCCCATTACACTACCCTCTAATTCTCCTGTTGTTCTATGCTCTGACATTTCTTGTATGACTTCTTTAACAAGTTCATTCTTAATGATTATCATTGATTGTTTCTTGGCTCTGTCTCTTTCTGGCTGATTTCTTACCCAGTCTGTTACTTCTTTCATGTTAAGATTCATAGTAAAAGCCATTAGATCTGTCTCCTTAAAATTAAATGATAAGCATTAAACAACTGATTAAACTTCGGCGTATTGGTAACTATGTATGTAGCACCATTCCATACAACCTTGTCTGATTTCTTAAAAGCACTTGCATTGGTATATCTTCCATCTACATTCGCAACATACTCTCCTGCTTCCTGTCCTAGAATAGCAATAGTATCCTCGCCTCTTCTGATAATGTGCATGTTAATTGTGAAATCTGCTGTTGTGGGGTACGAGGAAGTCTTCGTAGAATCACTATCGTCTATGTGATATACACTTGCTAACGCTTCATGTTCTTTGTATAAACTCATTATACTGACACACTAAAATTTATATTTCCTTTGTTACTTACCATGTTAAATATCTCCATTGCTCTTAACTTCAACTCAGTAGGACTACTCAACTTTAGAGAAGTTCCACTACCATAACTAACCGACATACCTTCTTCACTCTTGCTTACCACTAAATTGGCACTATTATCAGCATTGATTATTCCCTTTGTTACCTGATACTCTGCTAAAGCCCAAAATACTATTCCTAAATTAGCATTCGCAGGATGATTCAAGTCTTCATTTTCCTTAACAACCCCGTTAAACTTGTTGTATCTGGCTTTATATCTAAACTCGTAAGTCCCTGCTGTTATGAAGTCTGTATCTAAGAATAAAATCCTTTTACCTCCATCAGTTTGCCAGTATATATTCTCATAATCTAACCCTAATTCAGTATCAAGAATCGTAACAATATCGTAACTTAAATCCTTATATCCTGCTGTTATATCAGTAGCAGTAATAGTTACATCTTCAACGACAATGTTATTTAGAACTTCACTTGCCTTGTCAATCCCTAAGTCTAGGAAAGCGAGAGATTCCAAGTCTGGTAGAAAGTAATCTCCGTCATAATCTCCTGTGGTGTCCCCTATAAACTGTCTAAACATTTTGTATATATCAGCAGCCATTGTTTTAAGTTATTAATTTATTTGTCTAATTTAGTAACTTTTCCCTCTTCAAATTTCTTAGTACCCTCCTCTGCTATAATTCTCTTAGTACCCATCTTCTCTAGCTTCTTAGCATAGGATTCGTAAGTCATATAGGTTTTACCAGTCTTTTTATCCTGCACTAAATAGGCTTTTTGTTCTCTACCTTGCCTGTCTTTCATTAATTAGACCAATCAATTTAGTCTTAGCGAACTTCTTTTCGGTGTCACTTAATTTTACACCTTCTTGGGTAGCAACTCCAATTATTTGCTCTTTTGTCATTTCTGGTTTTATCACTTCCTTAGTTTCAACACTCTTTTCTACTATCTTGTCAAGAGTCTTTGTTAAACCACTTGCTCTCTTAATCTCAGCCATGCTTATTGGTGGCTTTGGACTTTGTATTGGAGTCTGCACAGGATGTTGTGCTAAATACTCCTCATCAGTAACTACATTAGGAAACTTTCGGAGTATCTCACTTCTAAGTCTTTGAGTCTCCGTATCAGTCATAAGAATCCCCGTTGTTATTCCATTCATTAGTTCACTTGAAATAGACAACACTTCTTTGGCTTGTCTAAAGCCAGATTCCTCTAGCCTTGCTGGTAGATCTACTATTCTACCTTCTTGATTGACTATAAACATATTAAGTAACTACTAAATTTATATAATTTTCCAACTCTCCAATTATCTTAGTCCAATTAAACTTATTATACACCTCTTCGCTTCCTTTTTTAGCCAATACTCTAACTTCCTTCTCATGCTCGTAAACATACCTCATTTGTTTTCTGACTCCTTCTAAACTTGGCATTATCATGTATCCAGGATATCTTGGTGAAGCATTTATATATCCATCAATACCACAATCAAAGTATCCCATCCCCCACTGTTCTTCCATTGCCATTGCTTTAGGCATTATGACTGGAATACCTTGACCAACACATTCCATACTTGGCAAAAACCAACCTTCGCCTCTTACGGGAAACACTCCACAGTCTGCTCTTTCTAATAATTCTACCATTGCTTCGTCTGATATATGTCCTAGCACCTCTTCTACATTACTAAATGGTAAAACCCCATTAGGATTGTTTACAGGAAACAAGTAATCAGCATTGTCTCTTTCTCTTGCTTTAAGAATTAGTTTTACTGGTTCAAACTCGTTAAACTCCTCTAAGAAAGCCCCAAGTACGATTTCCCATCCTTTTCTCCATTCGTAGGCATTGTAATGTAAGAAAGTAAACACTCCATCATCTCTTCTTGGTTTGTATTGCCACCTGTCGTCTATACCATGCCACCACACCTTAGACTCTATACCATCTCTTGAAAGCACCCATTGAGTATACTTTGTAGCAGTCAACACCAAGTCTATCTTGGCTTCCTTAATCGCCTTAAGATATACCTCGGGATATCTGCTAGATTCCCATACTGTGTAATATATCAAAGGTGTGTTGGGAAACTTCTTTCTTGCTTGAACTGCTCTGTCTGGAATACCATAAGTAAAACAAACTTCTGGATTACTATCTACTAACTCGTGTCCCGCTTTTAAGAGTCCATTTTTAATACCTGCTGACAAGATACTGAAGCCACCATTTTTAGATTCAGTTGTGTCGTAGTATATTCTCATTATCTTACAACTATTTTATATACATCAGGAGCATTTTCTGCTTCCTGCCAAGTATCAAACACTTTAACAGTACCATCACATTGCATAAATCCAATACTTTTAAGAAAAGACAACTGAGACTTGTGCACAAACCATCTCTCTCCTGGATAGCACTCTCTACTTCTACCATCTTTACAAATGGCTATAAAACGCTTAACTTTATCTGGATCAGGTGTAACCCAGATATATTCGTTTCTTAAATCAATACCCATACAAAGAGAAGTGAGAATCCTCACTCCCCTTCTGTATTGGTACTATACTAATACATCGAATAGTAAAGCACTTCTTACTACACCAACTCCGTAGATAGAATCTACTGAAACACTCATACCTCTTTCAGTCTGAGAGTATCCAACAATACTTCTCATGGAGTATATTAGATTTCCGTTGTCATCTTCTTTGTTCATTGGTTGAATCTGAACACCAGTTCCATATCCTGCTGGAAGTCCACTTGTAGACATATCTACAAATGCAATTCCCATAGCTTCTCTCTGGAATGCTAAGCAGTGCTCACCTGCTGGAGAACCTGCTACTGCTGGGATTAGATTGCTCTTGAATACTTGGAATCCACCTAGGTTTCCTATGAATCCATTTCTGAACATAGACTGGTCTCCACCCTCAATAGAATATTGAGTTAATTGAGCCAAGTTCCATAAGTCATAGTATCCCTCTGGTCCAACTATTAAGTATGAAGGCTCATTGCCTCTCCACTTTGCTTCCATTGCATCCTTTTGTAAAGTCCCTAGTAAAGCCATGTCAATTCCTGCTGTTGCAGTACCCTTTGTTGCTCCTGCACTTGCATACAGAGCAATTACTGAGTTTTCAATCGCTTCTGCAAGTGTTGAACCTGCGTCTACTAGATACCCCTCTATTGTGGATGGGTCAAACAAACCACCATAGTCCTCAACTAAGAAGTCTACTGTCTGGTGTGTTGATATTGCAATGTCTGCTTTGGTTGTTGCAGCCTGTTGATAACTTGCTGCAGTTCCTGGGGTTTTGGTAGCTGCACTTAAAGCACCTCTTATAGGTACTCTAACATTCTGGCTCATTCTAGTTCCCTGATTTCTTGCTTCCTGAGAGTAATTTGTGATCAAGTTAGTTACAACAAGATTGTAGTTTAATCTCTCAAGTCCTTTTGCCATTGCATAAGGATTTACAGCATAGGTCATGTTTCCAGAACCTGAACCACTGTCAATATATATATTACCTGCCATTTTATTGTCATCTAAAAATTATTAAAGCCTCTAAACTTTAATTATTTCTTGAATAATTCTGGATGGTCTAGTACATATTGCATATTAGTAACATCTCCACTACCAGCACCAAGTCCCTTTGGTCGTGAATCCGTTGTCTTAGGAACTGCACTTTCCAACAACTGTTGTACTGATTCCAATTCCGTTTTAACAACTTCTTCTACATTCTCAGAACTTGCACTGACTCGTGTCTTGAGATATCTCTTTACTGGTTCTGCAACATCTAGTCCATCTATAATATTATTCTTCGCAATCTCGGACTTGCTGAGAGCCAATTCTTTTTCTAGCGATTGTAACCTATTATTTAAGGCTTCCACAGGGTCTACATCTGATGCTGTGTTATCTTCGCCAAGTAAAGACTGTAATTGCTTCTTTACATCGGTTTTCTCATTCAACTCCTTTTGAAGTCGGCTGATTTGCCCTTGTAAAGATTTAATCGTGTCCTCACTTCTATCGTCTCTGTTGCTTTTATCCTCAACTGCGTTTGGAGTTTCAGGTATAGGCTCAGACTTAGATTCTACTTTTTCTATTGGTGTCTCCTTGAGAGTCTCAATAGTAGGCGTAGATACCTTTTCTGTATCCTTCTCTTTAGTGTCCATTTAACTAAAGTATTAATTTATATAGAGCTATGTTTAAGTATATCATAATCATAACTTTTTTGTAACATTATGTTAAATGTCTACAATCTTGTTATGAGTTTCTATTGTCTTTATAGGTGCTTTTCCACCATTCTCACTTCTGTATAACTGCAGATTTCTTTCTAAGGTGTCTACTCTTCCTTGAGTACCTGCTACCTTTAAGATAGTCTCTGTCCTGCACAAGCACGATGGATGAAACGCAGGGAGTGGTGCTTCCTCTGCTCTGTAAGTTCCTTGCATGGTATCACAGATATCATAGATTCTGTGTGCTGGAGATAAACTTACTTTAATGTATGCTTCTGCGTTAGGTAAATAGTCTGCTTCAGCAATAATAGTGTCTGCTTTGGCGTGAGAATAAGAATAACTCAATTCGGTCTTGGCTACTCTTGTAATAGAACTCTTTGGCACTCCTGTTGTAACCACCTTTTCAATACTCTCTCCTAACTTGTAAACATTGTCTCCGTTTTGGATTGCTTTGTATACCTCTTTAGTGATTGCTTCCTTGTCTTTAATGCCCCAGATTCTATCAGATAGTCTTACACCGTCAACGCCAACCCTGTTTATGTAGTCTAGGGCTAGTCTTTGGTCAATATTAAGAAAATCAAATGCACTATTTCCCATTATGTTGACACTATTCCTTACAGCGTGTGCAACCCCTATCCCTGTTAATTCTTTTATTCCAGTTGATATGTAATCAAACATTTCGTCTTTTAAGTCTGTGTCAATCTTGCTTTCTAAGTTTGATATAAGTATTCCAGCGTCTCTAGCAGAACCTAGATCGTATCTATCTTGAAACAAAACCTCTATTAATGCTGGTGCTTGTAATTCTTGTCTAGTCAATACCCCCTTGTATATTCTTTCTAAGGTATTGATAAACTCTAATCTTTGTAAGTCTGTTAATCTACTCATGTTTTGTCTTCCCAAGTTGAACCATTATATATTTTAATTACTTCATTATCCCAACTACTACCATTATACCTTTTAAGTACTACTGGTAT